TTTGTAACTCCTTTCTGTGTGTGTTTAACTAAATTTAGACCTCAAACGATTAACTGTCTAATCGTTTGTGTCTATTGATAATGTAATTTTAATAGATATTTAAAAGTCGTTGTTCTTATTTGTTTTCTTTGTCTCAAAACTAAACGGTGCTGTGTTTTCAAAGTAGCCTTGCTTCATATCCATGTAGCCTGTGCCAGTTCCACCGTGACGGTTAAGTCTTATAATGGCCTCTGTTAAACCTTTCTGGTTAGGTTGTAAATCATCATTGTAAACAGCTTCTCTGTATAATCCCATCCAGTAATCCGCGTCTTGCTCAATCTGTCCTGTGTCTCTACTGTCAGCAGGTATAGGTCTTTTGTCAGAGCGTTGCTCAAGGTTACGGTTTAACTGTGTGAGAAGTAATACTACGCAATCTAGCTCCTTAGCAAGCGCCTTAAGCCCTTTTGTTATCATTCCATATGCTAGGCTGTTTGTATCTTCTTTGCCTGCCTCCATCAATGTGAGGTAATCTACTGCTATTAATTTAACGTTGCCATTCTTAGCAAGCTTTCTCGCTTCTTTCTTTAGATACTGCAAGCTAATACTAGGCGTGTCATCCATGTACAAGTTAGAGCCGTTAAACCTGCCTATTGCGCTGCTGGTCGTTTGCCATTCGTAATCCGTTAACTGTACGCTGTGATACTTATCACTATTTACTTTTGATTCAGACGATAAAAATCTTTCGTACAATTGGAAATTGGGCATTTCAAGAGAGAATATACCGGTCAAGCCGCCTTGGTCTATCGCTGTACGTCTGCATATTGCTTCAAGATAAGCAGTTTTACCCATCTTAGGTCTAGCACCAACAACGAATAGTGAGCCTGGGCGCAATAGTTTCGGCCCTAACACTTCATCAATTGAATCAATGCCAGAAGAAACGCCTTGATGCGCCTCAGGATTCTCTTTGCGGTCTTGCAGCTCATCAAACCATTCTTTACCAATTTCTTTAATGTGAGTTAATCCACTTTCACGCCCAGATGATGCACGCTGTCCCAGTGTTGAGATCATAGATTCAAGCTGGCCAAGCTTTTGATAAACGTTTGTGTCGTCTAAGTCGTTAAACTCAGCAAGTGCGCTTTGCATCTTAGAGTTAATAACTGTTCTGATTGAATTCTGCCTAACTAGATCGGCATAAGCCATAATATTTGCGCTACTTGGCACCGCTTGCTGTAGGTCAGCTAAGTAAGCTATGCCGCCCACAGCATCGAGTTGTCCGGCTTGCTGTAGTCTTGCATTAACCATCACGAAATCAGCGCTAGAGCCTTCTGTGCTTAACGTAGACAGCATGTTAAACACCGTCTTATGCCTTGCGTCTTGAAACGATGTAGGTTTAAGCATAGATAATACTTTTTGCGCTGCGTCACCTGATAGGTCTGTCATGATCATGAGTGAGCCAATAACACATTGCTCGTTTATAAAATAGTTATTTTTTATCATTGTTTGTATTTTCCTCTGATGCTTTTACATAATTGTCGATTGTCATATACCAATCAAAAGGCCGTTGTGTATATCTAATGCCGTTCTTTGTGTTTATCTTTCTAAAATACAACCAAGATTGATTACTTGAAACATACTGAATATAAGATTCAAACTTATCAATAGTTAATTTAGTCTGATTAAAAAATGAATCAATGGCCTTTTTCCGTTTCGGTGTTAGCTGTTTAATTTCTGCTGACAATAAAGGCTCTCTAGATATTGGATCAGTTCCCCTGCAAAAGTACTCGTTAAATATATCTTTAACCTTTTTGTAATCGACATTCTCTTTATTATCTTTATTATCTTTATTACCCTTATTGATTGTGTCCTCTCTGCTGGGGACTGCCTGCCCCTTCTGCTGACCTTTTAGCTGGGGACTTCCTTTCTTGTTTTCCTGAAAATCATCGTAATTACAGATACTTATATAAGAAGTTAGGTGGTCACTTTTTGTTGAAATCATACCATCTTTTTCCAATATTTTTAAAAACCTTGAAACAGTTTTTCTGTCCCAACTCCAAGCGCTTGCTAACGTTACTTGTGAGCGTATTTGCTGTGACCTTTCTACCGTTATTAACGTTCCTTTTATCATCACTTTATTTTCTGTGTGGGCAGCAGCAAGAAGCAAATCAATCCAAGCCTGACCTTTAGAAAACTTTTCGTTTTGCCATAGCCAGTGCTTGGTTATGGCTCTATCTAAACTGATCCACCCTGACATAAATACCCCTTAAAGACCTAGTTTTTTCTTAACAAGAGCCATTGAATCAGAGTAGTCTTGAATTCTTTGAGCCTTTTCTTTTGGAGTTAAAACGTACGCGGACATTTCTGCTTTCATGTTTTCAAGGTGACGATTCGCAGCTGATATTTTAGCGTTCGACATTTGGCTTTCTTCTAACTTAAGGTTTGCATCTTTTAGCTTCGTACCTAGCTGCTTAACTGTACTGGTCATCTTTGCAAGTTTAGCCTGAGAAAGTTCTAATTCTAATTCAATTACTGATTTCATATTATTTAGCCTCTTCTTTTATTTTAAGTTGTTTTTTTAACTGACATAAGAAACCATCAATTACGTGATAGTCGCCTTTGTTGATCATCGGAGTAATTTGCTGTGCAGTCATATTGTTATCAATCGCAAATGCTCGCTTATTGCCTTTGTAATGCTTTTTTATATAACTTAATAATTTCATTTGTAATTCCTTCTTGTTAATAAATTAATCTTAGCAAAGGTCGTGCAGCTTTAGCCATAATGGGAAAAGCCTACCTCTCTTTATTCGTTATTTAGCATAGGATGAAACGTATTAAATATCTCATCCACCTCTTTCTTTTCTTGCTCCTTAGTAATTACTTGCTTTCAATCTGTTGAATTGCAATCTTGACACCTTCGCATGGAATATCTTCACACATCATGTAGTCAAGAGATTTGTAAAGCGCGGTTAGAACTTCTTTATCGTAGTTAGTCATAATGTTTTCCTTTGGGTTTGTATGTTTCGATTCAATAAGTTCATTATATACTAATATGTTTATATGTAAACCTTTATATGTACATTAATTTACACGCACAAAAAAGCCTCAGTTAAGAGGCTGTGTTATACTGTTAACATAAGCCATTCGAGCCTATTTTATAATTAAATTATATTATGCTGAAATTGTAATGGCGTTCTAAAAACCCCAGCTAAGGGGCGGTGTTTATTTTTAATTACGCTTGTATTTATTAATACTTTTTATTATTTCATCTATTTGAAACCTGCTGCCTTTATTTATTTCTAAAATTTCTAATTGCCTATCTAAATTATGCAGCGTAACCTTGTCGTGAAGGTTACGCGGGTTAAGATTACATTTTAAAGCTACTTTATTTATAAGACGATCTCTTTTTAAGCTAAAAACTCTAGAGTTTTCGATTAACTTTCTTTCTAATCTAATGTAATTCATTGACCACCTCCAGGTGTAAGTTGCTCAATTATTTTGTCTTTATCTTCTGCGCTTAATTTAAAAAACGCTGTTCCAAAGCAGTCTGTAATTTCAATTACATCATCGTCGCTTTCGTTCTTTCCAATTATTAAGCTTTGGTCTTGGTGATGAATAGTTAATTTATTCATAATTTAACTTCCTTCTTATGCAGCCTACGAACCAACTCAGCAATAATATCCTGTTTGCTGCGGTTAACCTGGTGCTTCTCCTTCCGCTGTCTTGATATCTGATTAAGCTGGTCATCTATTACGCCACTAATTATTACTCTGTTTACTCTCATTTTTGCTACTCCTGTAGTTGATGCATCTATAATAATATTATTGCACTATATAGTCAAATAAAGGCGCATATAAAACAACATAAAAAACATGCGATAAAAGGTTGACGTATAAATCAAACGAGCATAGTATTACCACATCGCCAAGGGATTAGCCCAAAGCAGGAAATTATTAGGAATTATCATGAACTTTAAGAATCAATTAAAACGCGAACTAAAAAGAAAAGGCGCAGCTTGCCTATTCATGGAAGCGTTTGCAGTAGTCGGGTTGGTAGCAATGTGTTACATGTCATTAGTATTAATAGGGAGTATGCAGTCATGAATTATACAGAAAAAGAGCACAACGCGCAGTTAGAAGAGGCTGACGCTTTAGAAGTACGCATAGAAAGATTAGCCGAGGCTATATATAAACAGCTAACGAAAAATAAATTTGTGTTAGACATTAAAGGAAATCAAATACATATTGATGATTTTATATGCGATGTTGAGATAGACCCGTATGATATGTCACGTTTTATTTGCGGAGAGGCAGAGCCTTTGCAAATAGCGATGTGTGAAAAGCTTTATGCCTTTAGCGTAAAATTAGCTACAGAAATTATGAAGGCGAAAAAATCATGATAGTAATTGACACGGAGCAAGGCTCAGACCAGTGGCACATTGACAGGTTTCGTCGTGTTACTGGCACTAAATTTCAATCGGCAGTCGGCGCAAAGTATTCAGCAGCTAAAAAAGAATGGACACTTGGCGACAAGAAAATTCAGCAAACTTTAATGCTTGAGTTAATATCTGATTATCAAAGCGAGCTAGAAATAGATGATTATTGCTCCGAAGCTATGGAGCGTGGCAATGACTTAGAGCCGGTTTCCGTAGCAAAAGCAGCAAGTAGGTTAGGCGTTACTTTTTCTAAGTGTGGAATGCTACAAAGCGACACAATGCCATCGTTTAGATTTAGTCCTGATGCTGTTTGTTATAATAAATCTGGCGTAATAGTTGGCGGTTATGAAACAAAATCTAAGTCAGGTAAAAAGCATATCGAATACATGCTAGCAGATGAAGTGCCACCAGAGCATTTATGGCAGTGTCTATGCCCTATGGTTATGGATGACGCTGTAAAATGGTGGGCTTTTGGTCACTATGATGACCGCAATCACATAAACGATTTATTTTTAAAAGGCATTAAGCGCGCAGATTACGAAGAATTAATAACCCAAGCTAGAGAATTATTAACTCAATTCTTTATCGACTTAGATGAAGCAGTAGAAAAATTAGGAGGTGTTTACCATGGCTAACGTAATTACTCAGGAGCGATTAAAAGAGCTGTTATCTTATGATGAAGAAACGGGGGTTTTTACAAGGAACTTCGCGCACAAAGGACTTGAAAAAGGAAGTGTTAACGGTTATTTAAATCCAATCGGATATGTAATGATAAGCGTTGATAATATACCTATGAGAGCACATAGACTGGCGTGGCTTTATGTTCATGGAGTTATGCCTGTTGATTGCATAGATCACGTAAACCACATAAGAAGCGATAACATGATCAGCAATCTACGCCAAGCATCAAGCAAGGATAATAACAGGAACAGATCAAATCTAAGATCTAATAGCGTATTCGGGATTAGATGGAGAGCAGATAGAGGTAGCTATAGAGTATCCATTGGTAGTAATGGTATTGATATAAATTTAGGTAGTTTTGAAGATAAGTTTGAAGCTATTTGCGCAAGAAAGAGTGCTGAGAATAAGTATGGATACCACACTAATCATGGTCAAATAAAGGAGTTTTAATGTGGCAAACGTATCACAAACAGTATTAGCAAAAAGCGATCAATTGAACTTTGATGACTTTAGTGGAAATAAAAAGGTTATATTAATCACTGACGTTAAAGTAAAAATTGGAGATCAACCTATTTCAGTTTCCTATGACGGGCATAACGGTAAACCGTGGAAACCTAGTCTTGGAATGAGAAGGCTTTTAATAGAAGCTTATGGCGAAGAGTCTGACAATTGGATCGGAAAGAGCGTTGAATTATATGGTGACGCTACTGTAAAATGGGCTGGAGCTGAAATAGGAGGAATACGCATAAGTGCGTTGTCTGACATTGATAAATCAGGGTTAACAGCGTTTATCGCGATGTCACGGGGCAAACGCAGAAAGGCAACAATCCCATGCTTAGAAGTTAAAGAGGCTGTGATAGAGATTACAGATATGGATAGGCAGTGGATAGCAGCGGCAACCGAAGACATTGGCATGCTTGAGCAGCTAGCAGATAAGCCGGACTATCAGGCATGGATTAAAAGCTTACTATAAAAAGGTGCGGGCTATGGATATTTTAAAAGTAGAAGAAATGCTTAAAAAACTAACAATTAAAGATGCAGCTAGCAGACTTGAAATGACAGCGGATTCTTTAACTTATCATTTAAAAATGGCCGGTACTGACGTTGTGCAAATTAAAGATGACTACGCCAGGGTTGTTCTATCAGATTTATCGGGGCGGTTTAGTTTTCCGGAAATGTCAGCAATAACTGGGTTTAGTTTAACTAAGATAAAAAGCTATAGAAAGTTAGGAATTGTTAAAAGCAATGCGAAGGGCAGAGGTAGAATACAGCCTATTGAATAAGCATTTTTAATAGGCAAAATCAATTAGACATGTCTCACCAATATATTATTATTAGTGAGACAACAAACCAAAAAAGGATCCAATCATGAGTAACGAATTAATAGTAATTGAACCATCCCAAGCTTTGCAGATTTTATCAACCACCACCGGCGCTAATCAACTGATGCAAAATGTAAAAGAAAACGTCATGAATTCTGATGGCGGCTCTATGAAAAATAAATCTACTCGGGCAAAAATACGCTCTAATGCATTTAAGGCCACAAAAGCAAAAACAGATATTAATGCCAAACATATTCAACCGTTAATCAATAGCATTCTGTTAAAAATACAGCCTGAATTAGATACTATTTCAGCTATAAAAAGCAATGCAAAACTATTAAATGCAGGTCTAGATAGTATTCGTAAAGAAGCTAATCAAGAGGTTGACGCATTTGAGGCAGAAATAAAGCGCGTTGAAGATGAAAAAGCAATGTTATTGATGATTGATGATGCTTATAAAATGGACATTGAGATTCAAGAGCAAAAGAAAAAAGATATGCTGCTTACTCATCTAGAAGCAATAAACGACAATCACCTTTTTGATGCTGCTGCTAAAGAAAGCGCTCTAATAGCCAAGGCAGCAGCAGAGCAAGCAGAAAAAGATCGCATTCAGCATGATAATGATATTGCAGAAAAAGCGGTGAAAGATGCCCAGGTTGCTTTTGATTTAAAAATAAAGCAAGCAGAGCAAGATAAAGAAAACGCAGAGCTGCGCATTAAAGCACAAGAAGCCGCTGCAATTAAAGCAGCAAGGCAGGCGGCAGAAAACGCACAAACAGCAGAGAAAAAGGCGCGTGATGACGAGAACGCGCGACACGCAGCAGATAAGCAGGCTATAATTGATGCAGAGTTAAAGCGTCGCAAAGATGTTGCTCACAATACTAAAATTAAAACTGAAATAAAATTATCATTAATCAAGCACGCTGGGTTGTCGAATGACGATGCAATTAATGCAACAAAAGCACTGGTAAAAGACTTGATTGATCACATTAACGTTGCATATTAAAAAGGATTTAATTATGATTGACATTTTGAAATACAAATTTGAAACAGACGAGAAAGCCAAGGCCATAACTGGCCAGCTTTGGGGCTTTCGTTGGGCGCTGCTTGGGTCGTGTGTCGTTATTGGATACCAAGTCACTAGCGAAGCTCGCCGGTTTCTTGCGGATATCGTTCAGTCTAAAGCAGGCGCGCACACAGTTCATTTAAGCGAAGATGGGTCGGATGTTAAAGCAGTAGGAGGGTATTGATATGCATAAAATATTAAAGTTTCAATTTCCTACTATCGAAAAAGCAGATAAAGCTTCTGGTTATATTTGGGATTTATGTTTTCATTTAGATGGTTGTTTTTTAGTTGTTAAATTTGAAGTTGACAAGGAAATTGAAAGGCATCTTTCTTATCGCATGGAAACAACAGGCGGCGCTCACCCAGTGCCATTGCAGTTGTTTGATGTTCACTCTGTAGGAGGTTACTAAATGTTATGCATGGGATTATGTATGAGAGATGTACCAGATAACAACTTTAAAGTTTGGATATCTGACAAATCAAAGTCGCGGCAATGTGATAGCTGCATCGAGAACAAAAAAGATCACAAATTATTAATTTTTCACGAAAAAGAAAGAGCTGCTAAAAAACTAGCTCAATCAAAAACACGCAAACCAGCAGAAATTAGATCATCATTAAGTGACGAAAACAAAATGAAACGCGATACACGTAGAGCATGGGAAGACCACCAGGACATGCTTCAATATCAAGCACAGTACGGAGAAATAATATGATTAAATTATTAAGCAAGCTAGGACAATGGGCATACTTTAATTTTTACAGGGCGTTTTATGCTATTTCAGATAATATTGCTGAAATTATTTTTATTCTTTTAGGTATTTCGATCGGCTTGCTAGTGGCCTTGGTTATTAGCCTATGAGTTGGTTAGGTGGCTTATTTGGAACTAAAAAAGCAGTTGATAACTTACTTGATAAAGATAACGGGTTGATTGTAAAAGCTGGTACGGCAATTGGTAACTTGCATTATTCTGAGCAGGAAAAAGCGCAAAGTAGCAGGGCTGTGCAAGAGTGGTCTATTCGTTACCTTGATTCAATGAGCCAGTTTAAAGTTGTTCAGCGGGTACTAGCGTTTGCAGCTATGGGGCTATGGGTATTCTTTGGTATAAACTTAGTTATTGCCGTATGGATAAAACAAATTTATCCAGACATTGACGCATTAACAGGACTAAAAGAAATAGCATTTTCTGATTATGTATTTTGGCCGGTCGTATCTATTTTTGCTTTATATACTGGCGGCGGAACAATTAACAGTTTAAAAGGCGGTAGATAAAATGATTACAATACAAAGAACATATTTAGATAATTGCACTACTGGAATAATGACCAGTGACCAGTTTAGCAAGAAGATTTTTACTTTGGAATTGGTTGACCTTGATAATAAAACAAGTGTTTCATGTATACCAGAAGGGCTTTACAGTTGCCGCCTTGTTAATAGTCCATCATTAGGCTTGTGCATCGACGTTAAAAACGTAATCGACCGAACATACATCAGAATTCACGCAGGTAATTACACAACTCAAATAGAAGGCTGTATTTTAGTTGGCGATAGCCAACAAGACTTTAACAATGATGGCGTAATAGATGTTACAAACTCAAGAGACAGTCTTGATTGGTTAATAAGCTGGGTTGATGAAAACATAAACGATAAGTTTCAACTGCTAATAAAGTAGGCATTTGTAACGCTCTGATTAAAAATGGTATAATTTATTTTTACTATTAAAACGGGGCGTTATGTTTGATTTTTTGACGCGTCACGGCAAAGATATAATCTACTACGGGGCCGTTATTTGCATCATAGCAAACTGGTTACCGTTGTTAATTAAAGCAATCAGGCGGTTAATATATGAGCACAGGTTTAATAAGTCCCACCCAAGGTGCATTTACAGGCGCAACATTTGGAGTAGGGGCGCTAGATTGGCTATCTGTAAATTCAGAAGCAATCACTCCAGGCGCGGTCATAGTGACTGCTCTTGCAGCCGTTGTATTCGGATTCTGGAACGCATACAGCAACAGCAAAAGAAACGAGATCAACATAGAAAGTAACGCCGCAATAGATAGACGAGCAAAAGCAAATGAGCAATATATTACACAATCAATGATTAATAACTTACGAGCCAATGGCAAGAGTGAAGAATACATAAAGGATTTTGTCAAAAACATAAAGCCTTGATAGGAATAAACGATTGTACAACCTGCCTTTGATTAGCCACAATGGGCCATATCAACAGGGGGATATATGAAAAGGGATATTATAATAATTATACTGATATTGTTGAGCACTTTCAAAGCGCTTGATGATGCAGCAAGTAGAGTAAATAGAACACAAAGCTCGCGCACTCTACGCAAGCCAAGCGGCCGCAAAAATGGCCGCAGTAAAAGATAAAAAATGTTGTCATCGTGCTACGGCTTGTTATCCAGCCAAGGGCGCACCGTCGGGCTACTGTCACTCCTTTGGCAGTCTAATTTCTAAGTTCTTTATTAGTTATGGTCAACAGGTGATAAGTCAAACGATGAAAGGCCCAATGATAGGAGATTGACCCGCTTCGGCTGTTAGGGTTTTTATTTGATATTAGCAATTATTCGATTGTTAATATTTAATAAACAAGGAGATTATCATGACACATCCAAAATCAGGAAAACTCAAAATATTATTTTAGGTGTAATTAGAACTAGAGCTGACTTTACAACCGCTGATTTCTTTTGTTTTAGCATATTTAAAGGATATTATTTTACTTACAGCAGTTATGAATGGGGTTTATTTGGATTATGCACAGGTAGTGAATACAATAATTACATTACAGAACTTAGCCATCACAAAGGGCAGGAATATTATTTAAGTTATTTAGCAGGTAATCGCACGCCCGAATTGCCTGCTGTTAAAGATGGTAAGTTTGAGCAGTACGAAGATGTAAATTATAGAAGTCAGCAGGTGCCCTATTTGTGTCAATCACCTGAATTTTGCAAACAGTCATATGTTCTTTTTAACGGTAAGCCTATTTGTGTACCTACTAAGGCATTATCGAAAGTAGATACAGCAGAGCAAAAAGCAGCTAAAGAGCGCAAGGTAGAAATAGATAAGATTATGCGCTTAGTTAATAATGGCAAAGAGCGCGAGTTTGATTGGAAAGGTTACGCTACAAAACTTTACGATGACGGGCTGAGAGCTAAATGAATACAGCAACGCATAAAAGCCAGTGCGGTAAATGGCTTTATAAGCGATCGGAATTGAAAAAGATCCATTATGAGTACGGATGTGCTAGACGCTTTCAAAGCGATAACATGCAATTTTGGGATAGCTACTGCAATAAATGGAGAGAAAGTGCGATGCTTGAGTCGCAAACTAAACGGATAAATTAAGGAGAATGTTGTGGATAAATTAGAAGACGGTTTTTATTGGGCTAATGTAAATGGAAACAGAGAGGTTATTCAAGTTTACAAGGGAGAGATTTTAGTCACAGGGTATGATATATTTTTTACTGAGCGTGATGCTAGTGTGAAGCACATTAACCCCAAGCGAATAATTGAAGAGTAAACAATATAAATTACCGACCCTTCTTCCACGCGAGGCATTAAGACCCCTGGATAAGGGAAAAAGAGCCGCTTAACTGCGGCTTTTTTGTGTGTATACGTAAAAGTGTTATAATTAAGGTTGATAAATTAATAGGGGTAAAGTCATGGATGCATTAAAAAATGTCAAGCACGAGCTGTTTGTGCAGAAGTGGCATGAGACAGGAAACAAGTCAGAAGCGTATAGAATAGCCTATCCTGGCAGTCTTAAATGGAAAGATGAAAGCGTACATCCAAAGGCTTCTGAATTGTCAAGGAGAGATACGGTATCGGCAAGGTACAAATCTTTGCAGGATAAGACAGTAGAAGAACACGGTATAACAATCACAAGCCTACTCTTAGAGCTTGAAGAGGCTAGGACTATGGCTTTACAGCCTGAAAATGCGCAAAGCTCTGCGGCTGTCTCAGCGACTATGGGGAAGGCTAAGCTTGTGGGGCTAGATATTCTAAAAGTTGAGGTATCTGCAAAAGAGGAATTAACACCTTGGGGAATGATATTCGCCGAAAAGGATGAGTAATGGCCGACCTGCGTTTTAAGCCACAAAAGATATTTGCACCGGCTTATAACTTAGATGTTAAGGAAATAATAAAGCACAGGTCTTTTTTTAGTAACTTATATGATTACTTTGTTGACTATGGCGGCCGAGGTGGTGGCAAGACAAAAGATAAAGTTAGAGCTATTGTGCTGGAGTCAACTATCAGGCGCGTTCGTGTGCTTGTTACGCGAGAATTACAGAATAGTATAGAGGAAAGCGTCAAGGCAGAATTAGAGGCTTGCATTGAGGAGGAGGGGCTACAGCACTTTTTCCACATAACCGATAAGCAAATAGTGGCCCGAAATGGATCTAAATTTATATTTAAGGGCCTGCGCAATAACATAAACAATTTAAAGTCGATTGCTGACGTTGATATTGTGCTCATAGAAGAAGCTGAAAGCGTTTCTGAGCTGTCTTGGTCTAAGTTATTGCCATCTATTCGACCCATTTCAGGTCGTGCAATTGTCATTGTTATATTTAACCCGGCAAATGAGCTTGATGCAACTTATCAAAGATGGATAATTAATACTCCGCCTAGAACTTTACTAACTAAATGCAACTACCCAGACAATAAATATTTCCCTTTGTTCCTAGAAGAGCAGAGATTACACGCTAAAAGAACAATGCCGCCAAAAGATTACGCTAACACATGGCTAGGATTACCTAAAGGGTCAGAAGGCGATGTAATTATTGATTTAGACTGGTTAAAAGCGGCTAGGTTTGCAAGTAATCACCCTGAATGGATTAAACGCGGCATTAAACGAGTTGCATATGACCCAGCAGGACAAGGGCGAGACTTTAACGCGGCTGTTTATGCTGACGGCAACTGTATCGAACAGGTTGATGAATGGGTAAAGTCTAAGGATTTAAGAGAGGCGACACGCAGGGCTATTCTAATGGCAAGAAGCAACGAGGCCGAAGAATTCACCTACGATGAGTGCGGTGGCTTTGGTGATGGCGTTAGTGTTTTTGTATCGGATAACATTAGCGGCGATGATATTGATAACGCTGGCGAAAAGTATAGCAAGTTTGATATTGACGTAATACCGTTTAATGCTGGTGATTCGGTCCTTGCAAAAGATACGGATACCATCCAGGGTACAGAAAAGACACCTAAAGAAATATACTCTAATCAGAAAGCACACGCCCACGGGATAGTTTCACAAATGCTTTACAACACTTACCGATTTATTGAGCTACGTGAGCGGGATATGATGCCAGAGGATATGTTAAGCATTGATATTGATGATGATGATATTTGGTTTAAATTAATGCGCGAAATGTCCACGGCTTTGTGGGTTAAATCAGAGGCTAATAGTAAAAAGAAAGTAGAAAAGAAAGCAGATATGAAGAAGCGAACGGGCCAAGAGTCGCCAAATATAAACGACTCCATTATGATGCTGTTTGCTGAAAGAGAAATTAATTACAAACTATCGTCATGGTAAAGCCGCCCTTATGAGGGCGGCTATTGCTTAGATGACGTTTAGCGCTTTGATGTTTACAGTTAAGCCAATGTTTTCTTTTTTTGCTTTCTTTAAAATCCAATCAAAAGGGTCCTTATTATCAGCTAAGTTAAAAGTTCCACAATGAAACGTGTTTCCACCTTTAGATTTATAAGCATCGTAATTATAAAAGTATGAGCTTTCTTGGTTATCAGCAGGTATATGTTGCTTCATTTGCGTAAATACCTGCGCAGCGTTCAGTTCGTGACAACTAATTTTATATTCTATTTCGCTTAATTCCATGTTATTCACCTTTATTTAATAGTTTACAAATAAAATCACCAATTTTAGGCCCGACATATTTTCCGATGTTCCAAGCCATTGGCAATAAACAAAGCAAAGCAAGTATAGCAAACAACTGGCTCCAAGCTTCAATGTCACTCATATTATTCACCTTGATTAAGCCGCTTTTTAGGGAGGCTATTGTTTAAATTGCGTAATAAATTTTTACAAGTATTTTTTATCCTGTTTTTTTAATGTATTCAATAAACTCTATCGCCTTTTGTAGGCTGGAATGCGTTCCAAGATGATTCTTCCAGATAAAAGACAAAAAAGTTTTATACTGAACCCTATAACGATCTCCTCTAATGCTGTTCACAACTCTATACTGTCGCTTAAAAATATTCACATTATTCCCCTTTGTTAGTTAAACCATTAATCAAACCTGTTTGCTGCATAAACAGCAATGCATCCATTTGCACAAAAAAGCCTGCATTACGTAGTGCAGATACTACGCTTTCTAATTGCTCTATCTCATCTTCATGTTTTTCTGTGGGCTTCTTGTAAGATGTAATTCTTTCTGATTTAAGCTTGCCATTTAACCACTCTTCAGGCAATCCAGGCAATGAGCTATCATCTGCTGCTCGGTCACGCTCAAAACATTCTGCAATTGTTGCAGGGTCACTAACTACCTCGATTCCATTAGGATCGGTCAATACTCCCATAGATCCGTTACTAGCAGTGTAGCTATGGCTGATGGATGATTTAGGGCCTGTAAAAGCAGCCCTGTCTTTGTTCAGTGCAGTGCTAAACGTTGGTATAGATTCTTCATCTAAAGACTCACGAAGCTTCTGCTGCATTGCCTTTATATCCTCATTAGATTGCGCTATGCCATCAGAAACAGCCTTGAAAAAAGCTTTTCCGCATACTGGTGGCATTATCCTGTCGTGCTTGTTTTGCAAATCAATCAGCGCGTCAATGTCAGGCATCCATGATTTAACTTTTGATGATTCACCGCTATCATTATCTCCCCAGTAAACCTCACAAGCCATTTCTTTGTAAGTGCTGCCGCTTATATCAACAAGCATAGGAAAGCCATCAGGCATAGGCTGCTCGCCTGTATTTGCTCTTGGTGCAAATGATTCTATAAATAGCTCTTTATCTTTCTTTGTAGATAAATTTATAACATGGACATCAGTGTCATCTACCAGATTAAAAGAGCAATCCGCTATTTCCTTTGGCGGATTAATAAAATCACCAATTGCAACTTTACCACCCAAACTTTTTAAAAAACTTAAACGTAACTTGTTCATAAAATACTCCTATTTATTTAGCTTATCTAACTGCTTAACTGTATCTCTAAGTGTGCGCCTAGAATTAACTCTACCCTTAAAATAAAAATTGCTTAAAACCCCAACCCTGCAAAAGAACATTGCGCCTCTATTGTCTGAGTAGGCTGCTGCTGCTCTGTCGCCATTCTTTGTAAATTTAAATACCATAAAATACTCCTTTGATTAACGTACCCTATAGTATCAAGTACGCTTTAATTATCTAATCGTTTGTAACTATCGAAAGCTGTTAATTGATAGTTACACTTTAATTATCAGTAAGAAAGTGAACCTGGCTTCTCCCTATTATTTCAGCAAAAGAATGTATTCTATCGCGAGCTAATTTATATATTTCCTTGTAGTCCATTTCTTTATTCATGCCGTCAATAAGTGCTTTTTCTATAACATCATCAGCAGTGCATGACTGCATAAGCTGTTTAATAGTTAAGATCTCCCTAAGGTTTTTATATTTCTGCTCAATAAGAAAAAGCGCTTTGTTTTCCATCTTAGCTAAATTTGTATAATATCTATGTGCTGAGGTGCTTCCCTGCTTCGTGGCGTAATCAACAAAGTCTTTAATTACATCGGTTTTCTGCTTGTATACAATCTTTCCATCGGATCTAACATTTTGCCAGTTAGGGTCGTTTTGCTGAGAAACAATATTAGCAACAACTTTCTTTAATCTGCTAAATTCTTTGGCGACTCTAATTTTTAAGGCTATTACTTCCTTTGAGTTTCTTGCTAATAAAACAAGCAATATGAACTGATCTTCATTAAGCAAGTACCCTTGAGTTGGTCTACCACCTTTTGCTGTAGGTTTCTGCATCTGAAAACGCACTACTCCGAATTCCTCAAAGTCAGATATATTGTCTGAGATAATCTTTTTTAAGGCTCGATGCTCTCCGTACCCCATGGCAACGAATAAATCAAAAGTGCTAACTGCTGGCTGGTTATTGGTGAGGACTACTAAATCATTCATAAATTAATCTCTATAGTTAATGTGAATATATATTATAACATATAGCTGTAAATAATTACAATAACCCAGTTGTTGTGCTATAGCCAACGCAATTTTGCGTACGTTAAGTAACTAAGCACCATTTGGTTCTCAGTAAAAATAATCACTTGCGAATATTGAAACTAATTTTTTAGATGTCATTTTATACCTCTTAAATGTTGAATTTTATTTTAATTAACTGCGAAATAGTTACATTATATCTAATTGAAATTTTACTAAGATTTTCTATTTCTTGCTGCTCAAGCATTAATTGCAAACTTTTTTTTGTGCTATTAGATCTCTTTTTTGCGGCAGCTATAGTGTTACTTAATCTTTTTAATCCAACCTCACTTAATAGGCCTCTCATTATTAATAATTGCGCAGTTGATGTTATGTCTGCGTGCTTTATTAAATTGTATTCATAAAGTATTTTATCAAGGCCCACCCCATCAACCCAATTATCCATAACTCCTTGAGATACTTGCCTACTAAACCAATTTAGCTGTTCTTTTGCAAATTCGTTATTGTTTATTAATTTAATGCTCATTAGTAAGACTCCTTCAGACAGCTTTCTTGTAGTTTATTTACTAACTGGGTTAGTGCTGCGCCGTCACTGCCGAACCTAAACTCATTTTCCCTGCTGCATACTACGCCAGATATAGCACTGTTTACCTCAGCAGAGATAAACCCGTACCCTTTGTTTGCTGACTCTACTATCTGGTCGGTTAGATCATTAGTAGGTGTTCGTAAGTTTTGCATTATAGAGCTTTGATGTGCAATCATAACTTCAAGAACGTCGCCGCCATACTGAAGTTCTATTTCTTGCATTAAATAACTTGCAGAAGCTATCCTGCTTTTCAATAAATCATTGCCTAGCCATAATTTAAAATTGCTCAAAAACTCTTTTTCTTTGTTAGTTTCATTAATCATTTTACTCTCCATCTTCTTAGTGAGGGTTAATTATCGCAATAGTTTGCAGTCTTGTGAAATACCGTTTAGCTATAAGGAAGGCTATTCTTATACCTCTTAATTATATTTAGATTGCAAGAACCCCATTTTCCACAATTAACCTAACGTGTGGAAGTATTCCTCGCTGCTATGTAACAATCCCTTGCTGGTAACTAGGGTTGACTTTTCACGCATTGCTTTATTAACCTTTTGCATTAACTTGCCATGCTTAGCGTAAAACCACTCTCCACGAACATTCATGTTTTTTAGTCTGCGATGCAAAAACTTCTCTGCCATTTCAGCGTCTGACCTACTTTTAAACTCAATTGTAGTTAAAATTGTTAGCTTGCATGGGTTGCCAACCTGGAGCTCACTCATCCGTAACAATGGGTTGTGAGATATACCTATTTTTACAGGCTTTCTGCTTCTTGATTGGTCACTTTGCATAAAGCAAACGTAACATTTAGCCATTCTTTATTCCTTGTTATATTGCTTTATCAAGATGGAATATGGTGGATTAGATAAAACTATCCCAAGAAAGCTAAAAAGCAAACTTAGATTTTATCCAACATGGTCTACGGAGCCACTTAGATATTTATCCATTATTAGAATGATAAACTTGAGCATCTACAGGCTAATCCCTGCCTAAACACCACATGCTCACGCCTTTATTAATCCAATGGTTAGTAATTACCAATATTACATCGCTTACGCTTTAGGATTAACTCTAGCAACTCTCGCAGTTTCCGCTTTGTCTAGTTCAATGGTAACGGATTAATACTTGTAACAGCCACGGTTATATTTATTCCCACCTGTTATAAGGTGATTAGGTATGAAATTTGGACATAAAAAAAGGCTTTGGGAGAGTACCTGGTGAGACTAATAGAATTAACTATTACAGGTAAACTTCCAAAACCTTCTTATCGTCTAGGGTCTCACGCCTAACCAACTATTGAATTATAGCACCTCATTGCTTGATGTAAAGAATTGCCCGACATAATCGAGCGTAAGTTTTAAACTGTAAACCAAGATGGCGCTGATACTGATTTATTCCACACTGCGAAATACTTTTTATCCACTTTGTAGTAATTTCTGTATGACTCGACAAGGCTAGTCTTTTTTAGATGGTCAGGAACACAGTTGGGTGGTAAGTTGCCAGCTATGTCTGGTATATTTATAGGGCTATACTTTAGTGCATCACGAAGCCGTGTGTCACATGCATGAGTCTTACCGTAGCGTGCTGTGTATTGAGATAAAAGAGATGTAAACAACTGGTACAGCGTATTGTAGTTAGCCACTGAGCGGCGAGACCATACTGAGCAAGGGTGATTGACGTGAGCAGCTTTGTATAAAACATCGTCATCGGTAGAAGGCAAGCGCCACCGTTTAATCTTACGGCTAGCCTTTGATAGCTCCGTGTATTCTACGCCGTCACAAACCCTGTGTGCTGTACATAGTAGCTGCGCATACTCTAGCACCATTTTTACAACGTGCTTATCACAATGCATTTCTGCGGCTGTGTCGATGTCATTATCTAAGTAAAATATATTCATGTGTAAATCCTTGGTTAGTTTCTTTGGTTGCATAACAATAGCAACCCTGCGCACTACGTCTAATTGATTGTAACTATCAATTATTGATGATATGGCCTAACTTGCCTATTGTGTTATAATGCATAAAACATAAACATATAATTGCGGAGATAAATAATGATTTTTAATGTACTAACAAACGACACGGCAAAGTCTCCGTTAATTCCTATTGCCAACGGCGTTTATTATACGCGCTCGATGGTGCTGCATGACAAGTCTTTGGAGTTTAACAGCGGTGATTTTGCTATTGTATTTTATGCTGCTGATGGAACTACACCTGTCACACCTACGGGCGGCACAATAGTTCCTGTTATGTCTCCAATTGACGGAATATGGTTAGGTCCTGGGCTTGGCGATTCAACTATTGACGCGACTAAGGTTATAGCATCAACTGACGGTACGGCGACATACAGCACGCCGACATTTTCAGCAGGAGCTAAGCAAG